GCCCCAGTATAGTTGATTTAAAATGACCTCTAGGTAATACACCTACATAATTCATTCCAGTTTCTAAACATTCTTCGATGTCTTCAGCAAGCAGACTCACATGCCAAGCTTTAAAGTATTCAGGGTTATCATAAGAAAGAGACCAGATGTTCTCAATAAAATCTCTAAAAGAACCAACCTCATATTTCTTTTGGTCTATAAGGCCATCCGAAAGCATGTTAAATGCACCTTCAACACTAATAATATCTTTAGCCATATTATATATCCCTGTGTTTTTGTTCGATTGTTTTTAGCTTTACCCCAATCCTTTGTAAAGTTTCTTGGTCAGCTATCTCTTCAATCAAAACATTCATAATATCTTGAACAAACTCAAGATTTATCATCCCTTGAAGTACTTCCCTTTGACCTTTTATTCCAATATCTGCCGCCCTAGCTGCATCTAAAGCCCTGTCAAAATGAAGTTCTGTCATTTCTCTGGTTGCTTTATTAGCTATTTCCGTATAACCATCTAGCTGTTCAGATTGTAACCTAGAAAATCTCTGCCCTTCTGATTCAGCTAAATCTCTTTGGGTATCAGCTATAGCCACAGCTTTTTGTTCTCCCCATTTTTCTTTTTTAGCCCACATATAAATTGTGGGTGGAGCTACGGCATGTTCATCAGTAGAAATTTCTTTAGCAATTTGTTTAGCCGTCTTATCTCCTTGAAGAAATAATTCCATAGCTTTTAATTTAATTGTCTCTGGTATATGTTTAGGCATAATTAATCGTATATATTGTTACCATCAAGAGCCCCATAGCCATCATCAGACGCATGTTGTGAATCAATGTTACCACCTAATGCACTGCCATCAGAGTTTAGGAATTGTGAGAAGTCCCAGTATCCTGTCTTATCTGTGTGTGCTGTGTAACAACTTGGAACTTTTATTTTAGCCCCATGAGGAAGTTTTACTTCGTTATATTGCATCCCTATCTCCCCTCTGGTACATATTCCAGCCCATATATGTTCTTGTTCTACAATTGGGGTATAGTTTGTTCTTTTTAGTAAGCTCCCAGTGGTTCTCTGTAGGTTTTTTACTTCTTTGTTACTAGCACACTTGGCAAACTTACACCAAACAACTGTGCCATATTCCTTCTTTACGTCTTCTATAGTTGGGAATTTCTTAGGAAACTTATCCTTATACTCCCTTTTAGGTTCGCCCTTCTTGCTAGGAAAGAACATTTGAAAATTTCTTACTACCTTTTGTAATCCACCTGCTAAACTCATACTAGAACCTCCTTTTGTTCCATAATGCAATGCATGCAGCATCTGCATAATCTTGTTCGGGGAATCTATCACCCCACTTTTCTATAGCAAATGCTTTTATATCATCTTTTTTAGCATTGCCCTTACCGACAATAATTTTTTTCCATCGTCTATTGTCTATAATTGTAGTAGAAATATCTTCTTTTAATAGAAATGCCCATACTGCTCCAACCACATTTGCTATAGCAATTGTTGCTTTAGGGTTCTGTATAAATATAGCCGCCTCAATAGCAGCAAAATCTACTTTATTTATTGTACTTAATTCTTCTGAAAACTCTTTAGTCATATTGGGGAATCTTAAGTCAAAAGATTTTTCTTTACTATTCCATTTATATAAAGACACTAGTTTTTCTTCGTCGTCTATTAGTGCTCCATGTATAGCTAGACTTGAACAGTCCAATCCTAAGTATCTAATCTTGAGCCCCCTTAGTCCTTAGAGTAACCACTCTACTTACCGTCCCATAAGCCTTGCGATACGTTTCCAACAGACCCTTAACGATACGTAATTCAGCCTCTTGCTCAATAACATCTCTTTTAACCTGTTTTAGTTGTTTGTTTTCTGTCATAATCTCGCCCCGAATCTCATCTTTTGTAGGCTTTTTCTTTTTTTCGGCTTCATATTTTTGACCCAGTTTATACAAAGAAGCAGAATAGCCTTCATTAAATGAGGCTTCTAGAGCTCCTAAAGTAGCTTCAATTGTTGCTACCTTTGTTTCTAGAAAGGCTTCATAGCCACCATACATAGTTAGAAACCCCTCAAGTTCTTTATCAGAATATTTATCTAACTCTGAAAAATTTAGGTTTTCTCTTTCTGCTAGGTCAGGACTAAATATAGGTATACCTAATGATTCCGCTTTTTTTCTAGCTCTTCCTAAAGCTTTCATTGGAGTCCATTTGGTTTCTCTTTCTTGCATTGGACTAACCCTCTACCTTTCGACAGGCACACCATGTAGCCCCATCACAATTTTCTGGTCTAGCTAACATTTCTTGAATTGTAAAGCATCTATTTAAAATATCATCCCATGCCTTAATATCACGCTCAACCAAAAAACTTTTTATTTTCTGGTCATTTTTATTTTCATATAAAACAGTTCCAATGTCATAATTTCCCATGTTTAAATATATTTGAAGTTGGACTGAGTGCTCTGGCTTTGGACTTCTAAGCTTACTAAAACCATTAGTATTTATTGATTTTAACTCTACAGGCATATGATTGTAAGTAGCATGATTAATTATAAAATCAATCCTTCCTGAAATAGGTGGAATATCTTGTTTTACTGATAATTCTCTATCTATTAAAATATTTAATTTAGAGAACCATTTGTCTACACGGTCTTCTAAAGAGTTACCATTTTGAAAAATTCGTTCCAATTTTGCTGGTAAGGTTTGGTCTATCATTAGCCCGTTATAACAGAGCCACAAATATCTGTCACAAGGGTTACCTAAAGCTGATGGGTAGAACACTCCTGCTTTAGGGGCTTGCATAACACCATCTAAAGAAGCGTCTATCATCTCTTCTAACCATAGGTCAGCAGGAGCATTAACAGCAGTTTTCCTAGCCTTTGCCGATTTTTTTACTGGCTTAATTTGGTTAATTCCTGCCATAATATGTCCTTAATTTTTTCTAATGTTTTTTCTTTTATATGTATAATATACTCTATATCTTCCATAGACTCTAAAACCTTATCTCTTTTTCTATCTCTCTTGCCTAAATGCCCATATACCCCATCTGCCTCAACTACTAATTTTAATTCTGGTATATAAAAATCTACTATGTACGGGTGATAATAAGCCTGTTCTTCATAACGTAACCCAAACTCATCTAAGCACCTAGCAATTAAATTTTCTTGGTCCGTATAATCTCTAGGGGGTAAGTTCACTTTTCATCTCTTCAAATAGTACTGGGTTGTCTAAAAATTCCTTTTTAATACCATTCAGACCTTGAGCATTTATATCCTTGTACTTATACCAAGCACCCTTCTTTATTATCACATTTTGTTCAAGACCGTCTCTAATATAGGTTTCAACTAAATCAATGCCGCCCTCAACTCTAAAAGGAACAATTGCAGAGTCCCAATTTTCCCCTCCTGTTTTTGTTTTCCTTAGTCTGACATTCATGTCAAACCCAACCTTTTTCTCTCCTTCGGTTATCCAGCCTTTTCTTTGAACTTGTAGGATAGAGTGAGAGAAGAACACTTGCCCCTGTCCTGCAGGCATATTATCTAGTGCTACAGGTCCCATACTAGCACGTACTTGGTTTATAGCCACAAAAGCAGAACCATTTTGTAGGTGGGGGAACAGCTTTGGAAAGGAGCTATTTACAAATCTTGCTTGCCAAGCCATTGGATTATAACCAAAGTCTTCTACGGATACATTAGAAGGAACTAATCCTGCAATGCTATCAAGAACAATTACTTCAAATCCTGCAATCATAGCTTCTCTTATGTGTTCCATAGCCTCTTCCCCTGTGGTAGGTTGAGAGACTAGTATCTTTTGGTCATCAATCCCACAAGTAGCCATCCAATCTTTATCATAAGATAATTCAGTGTCTACCCAGACAGCTTTACCGCCCAGCTTTTGGGCATTTACAACTATTTGTGAAGCTAAATAAGATTTACCTACATTAGTTGGTCCATAAATAAGAGTCATTTTTTTAAACGGTATACCACCACCAGTAAGTCTATCTAATGCTGGAACATTAAAGGGTATTCTGTTTGTAGTGAAGCTGTCACTATCTCCCTTTTGAAAGCTTAAGTTTTTGTTTTTTAATAATTTCTCAATTGCATCTTCTGCATTTTTATCCATTTTTATATCTCCTGCGAACCGCCTCTGCCCAAGCCAAATAAGTAGCACAGGTCTGTATTAGTTCGATAAATAATTTTGTTTCGTTTTGTCCGTATACTTCTCGAGCAATGTCGCC